CTTGGGAACAAGGTCCCAAAGTAACCGGCGAAGTGCAAAGCAACAAGCTAAAGCAGATGTTAGCTGGGCTTAAAAGCAACAAAGAATAATCAACTTCGTTAGTTGGCGATTCGCCAACTAAATATACTAAATTGGAGCAAATCTTGCAAAAACGTACTCGTAGTATCCTAGACGAACTTGCTAGTATCGGTGCACAAAAGGACAAAGAAAGCCTTATTGAAAGCCGTGCTAATAATGTGATCGCTAGTGCTATCAATTTAGTAAACTATATCAAGGAAAATTATGATGCTGAGACATCTGCTGAACTTGAGCGTAGGCTTCTAAACAGTATCCGTTCGCAGGATCCACAAAAATTCACACGTGGTGTACGGAGACTAAGAAACAATGAGAATTAACAGCATCCTATCGGAAAATGTAAGAGCAAAGCAACGATTAATTGAAGATCCAAATTACAAGAAATTGTACAATCTCGGTCGCTTGCTTAAAGAAGCAGACCTAACACAAGATCAAGTCAAACAAGCATTTCAGCGTGTAGCCGACGGCGCAGCAGCAGGTGCAAACACAGAATTCTCTACAGACGATCAAGCAAGCAACCGTACCCTATTAGGTAAAGGCGTTGACGTTGCTGGTAAAGTATCTTCTGCATTTAAAGACGTTGGTAACTGGATTGGTAATTCTGGACCAGTTGCTGGCTTAGATGCAATGATCGACCAAGCGCAAAAAGAAATTATGTCAGCAGCAGGCGGCGACGCAGGCAAGGTGCAACAGGCGCTTGATTGGTACCGTGAATTAAGTAAAGTACCGGGCATGGCTCTTGCTATTAAAGCAATCGTAGTTGGTCTTGCGGGTTTAGCAGGTTCGGGCCTTGGCCCAGTTGGTATCGCAGCAGGATTAACATTTGCTAACAAAATGTTGCAAGGTAACAAATTCTCTAGCGCAGTTGGTAGCGCATTAGCAACAGGCGGAACTGTAGCAGCTATGCACGTGGCAAAAGACTTATTAGCCGATGCACCAGATGCAGCAACTACAGAGCCGGATGCAGCAGCTGAGCCAGAAGCAAGCCAAGATTTACAATTACCTGACGCCGATGCAGCAATGAACGCACAAGCAGATGTAGATGCAGCACAGCAGTGGCTTGATGCAGATGAAGCGGGTAAAACAGCAATTGAGCAAGCTACTGGAATGCCAGCAGCGCAGTTACAAGATATTTCGGTTAGCAATAGCTTACAGCCAACTGGCGCTGGTAGTGTAGACATGGGCGGAGTTGATGCAGGCGAAGTAATTCAACACACTGTAACAAAAGGTGAGTCACTGAGTCAGATTGCCAAAGCCAATGGTGTATCAGTAGAAGAATTACAAGCTGCTAACCCAGAGATCACTGATGTACACAAGATTGCAGTAGGACAAAATATCAATATCCCTGCAGAGACTGGCAGTAATGTTTATGCCAATGGGGTTGGCGCAGGTGGACCAACTGCGTCTAGCACAATGCCGCAAGCACAAGCCGACGAATTAAGTGGTCGAACATCAAACATAAGCGCAGCACAGCAAGCCGCAACACCAGTTGCAGAACCGTCTACAGATTTTGCACAGCAAGCCCGCAACCAAGTTGAATTAAACAAAACGGTGCAGGATAAAGTAGACGCAGATTACGCAACTCAACAAGGTGCCCAAGGAAACTATGTACCAACTAGTAATGCCTACATTGATCGTTTAAACAGAGCCGCAGCAAACGGTATCCGTTTACGTGAAAGCTACATTGATCGTGACATGACTATCCGTATGTGGGTCTTACGCGAAGGTATGGGCAAAGCACGTGGTGGCGTACAGATTACAGAATCTGGTCGTAAAGCTATTTTCCGTGCAATCGCTAAAGCAAGTTTAAACGAAGGTGCATTAGATAAGCTAAAGTCGTTTAACCAACAAGCTGGCGCAGCAATTGGTAAAGCAACAGCACCGCTAAAACGTATTGCCGCAGCTGGCGCAGACGCAGCAACTAACAATATCACTTACGATAAGCTAGACATGAATTGGCGTCGTGGCGCAAAGTTAGCAGCAGCCCCGACTGTAAACAGCGAAGACCTAGTTAAGTTTCTTAAAGACCAAGGTGTCAAGGATAACTTAATTAACAGCGTATTCGCCGACATGAATATCCCGCTTGACAAATCGTCACAGGCCGCAAACGCCACAAAGGGCGGATTCTTATCTAGTTTGCTAAAAGGCGCTGGCGCACAGCAAGCAGGTCAAGCAGTTGACTCGTACAATGCAGCAAGCACCGGCGGAGCAAAAGCACCACCTGCAGATGCATCTAAAACAGCAGGCGCAGCGATGAACAATTTACGTTCGCAATATGCAGCAGCACAACAGCCAGCAGCCACACCTGCTCCGGCAGCAACAGCGCAAGCTACACCTGCTCCGGCAGCAACAGCGCAAGCTACACCCGCTCCTACCACAACTGCTCCAGCAGCAAAGCCAACCCCGGTAACTGGATCAACTGGATTTGATTATGCGTCAGCAGCTAAGATGGCCGGAATTAAACCAGCAGCTCCTAAAGCAGCACCAAACTTTGGTCAGCAAATGGGCGGCTACGGTAAGACTACAACTACTGTAAACACAACTCCTACAGCAGCTAAGCCAGCAACACCAGCGCAACCAAAGCAACCTAAGGTTGTTTCGGGTGGTGCAACCCCTGCCGAAGTGGACGCTTACAACAAGAAAGTACAAGCCGCAGCAGCAGCACAACCAGCAATGGCTGAAAGCAAAATTGACATAGCCGAAACACTATGGCGTAAAATGAAGAGAATCAAATGATGCATTTGTACGAAGGTGGAAACATTTTCGGGGATGGCGACATTCCCAAAGAGGCAGTACAGGGCATCATTGCCCATGTACAAGCAGACCTACCTGCTGGGCTAAAGGCCATTGCTGACATTGGCTCAGCAGGCTTCAAAGTATCAGCAGGTGACATGGACTTGTTTTTAGATGCAGAGACTGTAATGAAGAAGTTTGGTGCAGCAGATGAGAAGGCAGCTAAAGTAGCTCTAGCAGAGTTTATGATGGCTAAAGGCTACAAGGCCAAAATCTCAGGTCGCAACGTGCATATTGAAGTTCCTTACAAAACTGAAGCAGGCAATCGTGCAGCTCAAGTTGACTTAATGGTTATACCAGATGCTACCCGTGTAGCAGATTGGCACCAGCATGGCCCACGCGGCAGTTACGAAGATCCCAAGTTTAAAGCAGCGCAAATCTTTATTTTGTTAAACAGCATTGGTAAGCATCTTGGGCTTAAAGTAGATGCCTTTGCTGGCAACGTATTGCGCAGAGACAATAACGAAGTGGTAGCAAACAATAGAGATGCTGCCGCAAAAGTTTTGCTTAATCCCAAAGCAAAGGCAGCAGATTTAAACAGTGTAGGCACTATTATGGCCGCACTAACAAACGACCCAGATCGCGAAGGTAAACTAGCACAAGCCAGACAGGACCAATCCAAGGGATTACTAACATTACCCGAAGACGTTGCACCTGGTACAGCAACGTGGTTTAGAAAGTATAGCAGTTTACTATGAAAATTTTTGAAATTCTAAGAGAAGGTGGGTGGGACACTACCTTAACACAAAACACAGTCCTACATCCTAAAATTGTTGCTCCTGCGCTAGCAGTAGTTGACAAGTTTGTTATGGACTTTAACAAATGGCTAGAGCCTAAGGGATTGGGCCCTGTACGCAGAGGCCGCCCTACAGGTAGCAGCGCACATCACGAAGCAGACACAGCAGAACAACCAGACAAGGTCTACGGAGACATTGACTTACAAATGATCGGACCTGAGTTTGAAGGTGCAACATTTGCACAGTTTACAGGAAACTGGAACAAGCTAGCAGATCAGTTTGTTAAAGAAGGTCATGCTCCTTATGTGGACACAAGCGAAAGCAAACCCGGTCACCCTATTTTCCAAATTGGCGCAAACGATTACGTACAGATTGACTTTATGTGGCATCCCGAGCGTTTAGAGCAATGGGGCGCAGCCCGTGTTACTCCTGAGCGTGGGGTCAAGGGCTTGCTAACTGGCAACATGTTTAGTGTGCTAGGCGAGCTGTTGGATATTAGTATTCAACATGCGGGTGTGCAGCTAAAGGTTATTGACAATCAACACGTTCCGTTTAGTAAACAAAAGGGCACACAAGTTGTTACTATCACAACTAACCCTAGCACCTATATCCTAGATTTGTTTAACTACGAAGCCCAACAACAAGGCGTGCAACCACGTATCGATTCATTGCTAAAGCAATTTCCAGGCAACGACTTAAATGATGTTAAAATTGCTAAACTAGTTAACGGCGTTAAGGGATTTGCCCGCAGCGCAGAAGCCAGTGGCATGATGGGACAAGGCGATTTTGCTAACTTCTCAAGCGCACAGGATTTTATACAGCAGTTTTGGCAACGTTACGAAGAAAAAGCCATGATTGATATCGCAGGCAAGAAACGCGACAAGGCACAAACACCTGATGCTATTGCTAGAGCAGAACAAGACAGACAAAAGATCCAGCAGGGTCTTGACATGGTTAGAGGACTATTCGCATAATGAAATTCAGCTTTATTAACATGCTGACTGAAGCAGCAGATCCACGTATTCCCCATCCAGAGGATGCTATCTTTGGACCCAATGGCAGTGCAGATGCTGCACGAGCTCTTGCAGGACTTAGGGGTGCTATTGCCCAAGCTGGTAATATGAGTATTAAATGGGATGGTGGTATTGCATTGTGGTTCGGTCGCAATGAACAAGGACAGTTAGTAGTAACTGACAAGTACATGCCAGACAAAGGTGTTCTAGCAACTAGCCCCGAGCAATGGCGTGAATACGATTTACAAAAGAAGTCGGGAACAACTCGTGATGACTTATATGCAAAGCTAGCACAAATGTGGCCTGCATTAGATAAAGCAGTTGTTGGGCCAGGATGGTTCTTCGGTGACCTAATGTACAGCGAGCCACTAACTCCTATCCATGGACGCTTTGTGTTTAAGGGCCCAACTGTTGAGTACCGTGTTCCCATTGAAAGTGAACTAGGACATTTAATTAACAGAACTATTGCAGGCATTGTTGTACACGTACAGTCTGATTCCCCTGGTGGTACAAAAACGCCATGGAACGGCAACGGTTTGCGTAATATTCCAGGCGGTGTGGCTATTATTAACCCTACTTTAGGCATTAAGTTTAGCCTCAAAGAACCTGTGCAGCTTTCTAAAGCAGCAGATGCAGCAATCAAAAAGTGGGGCCCGATTGTGGACCAGTTCCTTGCTACACAGTCTGGAACAGCAAAAGCTCTGCTACAGCAATTCTTTAACAAGCGCATTACTAACCAGCCCGAAGGCAGGGATCTTGTTGAGTTCTTGAAAGCAAAAGCTAGCGGAAAGCAGTTTCAAATCCTAGTAGGCGATCAGGAAACTCCTGGTGCGTTGTATGCACAAAATGCAGAAGGCGGCCTAGACGAAAGTCCAGGTTACATAGGCCTTAAAGCAATATGGAACGCAATCTATGCGTTTAAAGTTAACCTAAGTCAACAGCTTGAATCTCAAGTTAAGGGACTAGAACAGTTTAGTGGTGGCCAACCCGGTGGCGAAGGATTTGTATTTCCGAGCCCAAATGGCCTGGTTAAAATTGTAAATCGTGGGCAGTTCGGCGCAGCGCATTTTAACAAGTAAATAGCCAGTCTTTTTCTCAAAGAGATAAATATTTACATGAGGCGTATAGCCCATTCATTAAAGGAAATTTAAAATGGCATTAGGACAAGTAAAAGTAAACGGCAAAGCAGCCGCAGG